TGGCGGCACGCCCCGGGGTAAATCTGCGCAAATCACCTCAAAAACGGGTCCGTTTCAACAAATGACCCGGAAACGCCTCACAAACGCGGAGCTGGGCGCGGCGCTCGGCGTGTCCGGCCAGCGGGTCGGCGTCCTGATCCGCGAGGGCATGCCGGCCGACAGCGTCGAGGCCGCCCTGGCTTGGCGGGAGGCTAGGCGAGCGACGGCGCAGGCGCCCATCCCGTCCCGGCTCGACAGCCTGGACGACGGCACGCTCGCGTCGACCATCGCCCGCCACCGTCAGCTCGTGGCGACGGCGCAGGGAGTCTGGGAGTCCGCGATGGCCGGCGGAGATCCCAAGCAGGCGACCTACCAGACCGCGTACAACCAGTCTCTCAAGACCCTGATCAACCTCGAGGAGGAGCAGGAGCGGCGGGCGGTCAACGCCAAGGACTTCATCAAGCGGGAGGTGGCGGAGGCCACGATGCGCGAGCTGATGGCGGACGTCGTCTCGCGGCTCGACAAGCTGGCCCTCGAGGTCGCGGAGAAGGCTAACCCCGACAACCCGCCGCAGGCCGTCAAGGCGCTGGAGGCCTGGGTGCGCTCGACTCGCCAGCAGCTGACCGAGAGGGTCGACGGCGATGGCGAATGACGCGGCGCTGAGGGCGGTCGGGCTGGACGTGCTGCGCGTGTCCGACACCGGGGACGTCGTCACCTGGTGCGAGGACAACGTGCTCGCCATCCCCGACTCGCCGATGCCGGGGCCGTACCGCTCCGACCGCACGCCCTGGGTGGCGGAGGCGCTGCGGATCTGGGCCGACCCCGAGACGCGCCTGCTGACGGTGCTCGCGAGCATCCAGTCCGGCAAGACCTTGCTCGCCCGCCTAGCGACCTGCCACATCGCCGGCCGCGCACCAGGGCCGACCCTGATCCTGCAGGACACGGACCAAAACGCGCGGGACTTCAACCTGACCTCGCTTCGCCCGCTATGGGACAACTGCCCGCCGGTGAAGTCCAAGCTCGTGCCCGAGTTCGAGAGGTCGAGCACGATCCAGTTCCAGGACATGACCTGCTGGGTGCTCGGCGCCTGGAACGAGAAGAACCTGCAGAGGCGAGCCATCCGATACCTGATCGGAGACGAGATCTGGATGTGGCCGCGGGAGGCCTTGGCCGAGGCGTCGGCTCGAGTGACCGCCTTCGGCTGGATGGGGAAGAGGCTGTTCCTCTCGCAGGGCGGGACCGAGGGCGACGCGTGGGACGTGCTCCACCGCTCGACTGACCAGCGTGACTGGCATATGTCCTGCCCGAGCTGCGGGCACCTGCAGCCCTGGCTGTGGGAGTTCGTCCGCTTCCCCGAGGACGCCAAGACGACGAGCGGCTGGGACAAGGCCAAGGTCGCGGCCGGCACGACCTACGAATGCGCGAGGTGCGCGGCCCGCCTGCCCGACACGTCCGGCACGAGGGCAATCGCCAACGACCCCAAGCGCGGGGCGACCTTCATCGCCACGGCGCCGGCGACCAAGGCCGGGCACGTCGGCGTGCATTGGAACTCCCTCGCGTCGATGAGCTGGGGCGAGCTGGGCGTCATGATGCTCGAGGCCAAGGAGTCTAGCGATACCTACGGCTTCGACGACCAGCGTCGCATATTCAAGCAGAAGCGGCTTGCCCTTCCCTGGGCTGAGCAGGGCGGCTCGATGCTGACGGACGTCAAGGCGAGCGACTACAAGCTGGGCGAGGAGTGGGCGGGCGAGGCGTGGGTCGGCGCGGTCAACGGCCGTCCCAAGGTGCACGAGTCCAAGCCCGAGGGGGACGCCTCCGCGATCCCGCTCCGCACGATGGGCGTCGACGTGCAGCAGAAGGGCGGCCTTCACTTCTGGGCGGTCGTGCGGTCGTGGGGTCCCAAGGGCGACTCGCGGCTGCGCTGGTTCGGCCGGCTCGAGACGTGGCAGGATGTCGAGGCCTTGGCGGTCAGCCAGGGCGTGCATCGCGCGATGGTCATGGTCGACTCGGGCGACCAGACGCAGATGGTCTACAGCGAATGCGCCAAGCGGGACTGGAAGGTCGCCAAGGGGTCGGGCCAGCCCGACTTCTCCGTCGGACCCGGCAAGCGCCGCTTCTACTCCGAGCCCCAGATGGTCATGCTTCCCGGCCAGCGGGCGAGGGCGCGGCTCATCTCCTTCTCCAACCTGGCGATCAAGGACATCGTCTTCGGCCTGCGCTCCCGCCGGCTGCACACCTTCCCGGTCGACATCGGCGAGGACTACCCCGCGCAGATGGACGCCGAGGTACGCGTCAAGGACAGGCGCACCGGCAAGCCCATGTGGATCCTGCCCCAGGGCAAGGTCGACAACCACGCCCTCGACTGCGAATGTCTCGCGGCCCTGGTCGCCATCCGCTGGGGCGTGGTCGGGCGGGACAACGCCGACGATGTGTCGAGCGATAGCTCTGGAAACGGCGCCGATGCCTGACAGCATTCCAAGCCAAGAGGGGCTCCCCGGCTTTTCCAGATGCGTGGCGCTGGCGGTTGGGTCGGGGGGCCTCTCCTTTTTCCTCCGCGTCATAAGTAAATGACCAAAGGCATTTTCATCGGCCTGTCCGAGTCGGAGCTCCTTGCCATCCGTTCCAAGGCCGTGGCCCTCATCACCGAGGGCAAGACGACGATGAGCTACTCGCCCGGCGACGGCTCCTCGTTCAGCAAGCAGTTTTCGATGAAGCCCGAGGACATGCTGGCCGAGGCCAAGCACGCCCTTCAACTCCTCAATCCTGCGGAGTACGGCAAGCGCACGACCGTCCTCAGGACCAAATGGGGCGGCTTCGAGAACTTCTGACCTATGCCTCGCAAGCCCACCAAGCCCCGCGCCGCGGGGAGCACCAAGCCCAAGGCCGGCACGTCCGACTTCCTGTCGACCGGGATCACGTCCCGCCGCTCCTACCTCTGGGTGCCTCCGCCCAGGGACATGCGCGACGACATGTCGGCGGCGACCCGCAAGGAGATGGTCAGCAAGATGCGCTGGGGCGAGCGCAACTCCGGGCTGGTCCGCCAGATCCTCGGCGACCTGGTCACCTACTCGGTGGGCGATGGCATCAAGCCCCAGTCGCACGCGAGCGACCCCGAGGTGGCGCGCCGCTACGAGGAGTACTTCGCCGACTGGTCCCGCCGCTGCGAGGTGACGAATCGCTTTTCCTACTGGGAGGCCCAGCGCATCGCAGAGCGAGCCTGGTCCCGAGACGGAGACTTCTTCCTGGTCAAGGTCAGGGACGCCCAGGGCCGGGCCCGCGTGCAGCTGCTCGAGGCCCACATGGTCGGCGACCCTGTCAACCCCGACGAGCGTCCCGAGGGGATGGTCGACGGCATCCAGTTCAACTCCGTCGGCGCCGTCGTCGGCTACTGCGTCTACGACCGCAGCCCCCGCGGCTGGCGCATCCTTCCCGCCTCGTCCGTCATGCACGTCCACGACGCCGAGCACGCGAGCGGCGCCCGCGGCGTCCCGATGCTCCAGCACAGCTGGCGGGATATCCAGGACGAGATGGAAATCCTCGCGCTGGAGCTTTCCGCAGTAAAAGACGCGGCTGAAGTCACCAGGGTGTTGAACCGCGCGGGAGGCGAGTTCGGCGCCGACCTTGCCAGCGAGCTCGCGTCCAACGACCAGGCGGCCTACGCCCTCGGCGTGGGGATGGGCGGCAAGTTCCTCGCCCTCAATCCAGGCGAGTCCCTGACCTCCGTCCAGTCGAACCGCCCTAGCCCGACCTTCACCGGCTTCCTTCAGGCGATCCAGTCCGACATCGCCCGCGGCATCCTGCCCTACGAGTTCACGACCGACCCCACCAAGGGCGGCTCCGCCGGCATCCGCCTGGTCACCGCCAAGGCAGACCGCACCTTCTCCCGCCACCAGACCGTGCTCATCGAGCGCATGTGCGTCGGCACCTGGGGCTGGGTCATCTCCGACGCCATCGAGCGCGGCGACCTGCCCGACGACCCTTCCTGGAACAAGGTCAGCTGGACGACCCCCAAGCGCGTCACCGTCGACGCCGGCCGCGAGGCCGCGAACGACCGGGCCGATGTCGAGATGGGCCTGATGTCCATGTCCGAGCTGTACAGCCAGCGCGGGATGGACTTCCGCGAGGAGATGCAGAAGCGCGCGGCCGACATGGCCTTCATCATCGACCTCGCCAAGCAGGCCAAGATTCCCGCCTGGATGCTTTACAAGCCCGGCTTCAACTGGCTCCAGCAGGGGCAGGCCAAGGAGCAGACTCCCCCGCCTGTCGCCGAGAACATGGACCTCGCCGAGCCTCCCGCCGAACCCAACCCTTAATCATGCGATTCCTCACCAACGCCCTCTCTGGCCGCGAGGCCCTGCTCATCGACCCGGTCCGCGCGCGCCAGCACGCCGACGCCGCCAACGCCTCGGGCCTGGGCGACATGATCGCGCAGTTCTTCGGCGAGAAGCCCAAGGCCTACAAGGCCGGCAAGGTGGGCATCGTCCCCCTGCGCGGCGTCATCGGCAAGAGCCTCCTGCCAATCGACAAGATGACCGGGGCCGTCGACCTGGACGAGTTCGACAGGGACCTCGAGGACATGGAGAACGATGACGAGGTCGAGGTCATCGTCGTCGACATCTCGTCCCCCGGCGGCACGGTCACCGGGGTCGAGGAGGTCGCCTCCCGCCTGTCCCGCTACAGCAAGCCCACGGTTGCCTTCACCGACACCGAGGCCGCGTCCGCCGCCTACTGGATCGGCGCCTCGGCCGACCGCTTCGTCGCCACGCCCTCGGCCACCGTCGGCTCGGTCGGCGTCTACATGGCTATCCCCGACTTCTCCGAGGCCTTCAAGCAGGCCGGCGTCAAGATGGAGGTCATCAAGGCCGGCAAGCTCAAGGGCGCCGGCATCGAGGGCACCAGCCTGAGCGACGAGCAGAAGGCCGACCTGCAGGCCCAGGTCAACGAGCTGCACGCCGACTTCAAGGCCTCGGTCCGCGGCAAGCGCAAGATGGTCGCCGACGCCGACATGGAGGGACAGGTCTTCTCCGGCAAGGTCGCCGCCCGCAAGGGGATGGTCACCGGGCTGGTCGGCTCGCTGAACGAGCTCATCCGCAGCCTCAACGCCTGATGCCCCTCGAGGTCGAGGTTCCCAAGTTCATCCGCGACAACGCGGCCCGCGGGCTGCGCTATCACGAGGAGGGCAAGAGCGGCGACGGCGTCACCGATCAGACCATCCGCGAGGCGCGTGACATGGCCGAGGAAGGCCGCATCTCCGAGGACAAGGTCCGCAGGATGGGGCCGTGGTTCGAGCGCCACCAGGGCGACATGAGCGCTCCCAAGAACGACCCCGACAACGAGGACTTCCCCGGCGCGGGCGCGGTCGCCTGGCTGCTCTGGGGCGGCTCGACCTCCGGCGACAAGATGGACGCCGCCAAGTGGGCGCAGCGCGAGTCCGAGCGCCTTGACCGCGAGTCCGCTTTTTACTCAGCCCCCACTTTTATGGAGCACAACACCATCGAGGAAGCCCTCGCCGCCGTCCAGGCCAGCCTCGCCGAGGCCGTCACCACCCGCGACGACATCGCCGCCAAGGCCGTCGAGGCCGCCGAGTCCCACAAGGCCGAGCTCGCCGCTCGCGACACCAAGGTCGCCGAGCTGACCGCCGCCCTCGATGCGTCCGCCAAGGTCGTCGCCGAGCTGACCGAGAAGGTCGCCGGCCTCGAGTCCAGCGCCATCAGCTCCTCCGAGCAGGCCGCCGCCATCGCCGCGTCCGTCGGCGTGGACCCTGTCGAGGTGCCGGCCGCCGTCACCGACGACAACTCCCCCGACGCGATCCGCGCCAAGTTCCTCTCCATGCCCTTCGGCAAGGAGCGCCAGGCCTTCTTCGCCAAGCACCGCAAGGTCATCTCCGCGGTCCGCTGATTTTCACCCATCCACTCACCCCCTAATCCTAAACTAATCCATGGCTAACTCCATCGCCGCGGCCCCCGCCGCCCTTGCCGCTGAGGTCATCAGCGGACTCGTCGGCGAGCTCCCCCTCGTCAACGCCTTCTCCACCAACCTCACCGGCCAGTTCACCCGCGGCAAGTCCGTCCAGGTGGGCCTCATCGGCGGCGACCCCGCCATCGAGTTCGGTGCCACCGGCTACCACGAGGCGCAGGACGCCGACATCACGGCCGTCACCGTGACCATGAAGCACCTGCACTCGACCAAGGCCTTCAACCCGCTGACCCTCGCTGAGTACGGCGAGGCCTACATCGTCAACGCCTTCGTCCAGAACGCCATCGAGGAGCTCGCGGCCAAGTGCCACGCCGAGATCGGCGCGCTGATCACCAACGCCAACTACTCGGCCAACTCCGTCATCACCGCCGCCAACTTCGGCTACGACGACGCCGTCGACCTCAACACCGCCCTCTCGGCGGCCAAGGCCTCCAAGCAGCGCGCGCTGATCCTCAACGCGACCTACACCGGCTCCCTCCGCAAGGACTCGACCCTCGTCCAGCCCTTCACCTCGGGCGGCGCCTCCGGCTCCCTCGTCACCACCGGCACCATCGGCTCCGTCGCCGGCATGGGCGTGTACGAGTTCACCGACCTCCCCGGCAACGCCGAGAACCTCACCGGCTTCGCCTGCGGCAAGGACGCCATCGCCGTCGCCTCGGCCCTCCCCTCCGCCGAGATGTACGTCGGCGAGGTGGACAACGCGGTCGACCCCTCGGGCCTCGCGGTCCAGGTCCTCAAGAGCAAGGGCACCGACGGCTTCCTCCGTCTGACCGCCACGCTGCTCTTCGGCGCCGCCAAGGGTCGCGCGACCAGCCTCAAGCGCGTCCTCTCCGCCTAAGCGGAAAGGCACGGCAAACTCGGGGGCCCCTGCGGGGGCCCTCTTTTTTTGTCTCCTCGCCATAGTTATGCAGACCAGCGAGCTCATCGCCGACGCCAAGGAAGCCCTGGGCGACATGCGCGACCTAGTCCAGACCTGGACGGCCGTGGGCGGGACGCCCTCCTGGCAGGTCATCATGGGCCAGCCCATGGTCTCCCAGGCCCTGGATGCGGGCGGCTACACGGAGGTCGTCAGCCACGAGATCCGCATCGTCGCCGAGTCCGCATCCTGGACCACGGCCTACGGCTCGGCCTGCGCCGCGGCCCTTTCCGCCGGCCAGCCTGTATCGCAGCTCGCGATCGGCAAGATACTCGTCGCCACCGAGCAGGCCTCCCGCCGTTACCGCGTCATGGAGGTCGGCTTCAAGCCCGGCTCCGCGTGGGTCGTCCTGCGCGTCCGCGCCGAGGACCAGCGCTGATGGGCGACATCAGCATCCAGACAGGCCTGAGCAAATCCAAGAGGCTGGCGCAAAGCCTGATTGGATTCCGCGGGCACATTAAGCAGCTCGAGCGCGAGATGCTAAAGCAGGAGGCGGCTCTCGCCTCGCGCGCCTTCATCATCTTCACCCCGCCGATTCCCGAGGGCGGGGGCAGGGGTGACACGCGGAAAGCCAAGCTTGTCGGGATGGCGGCCGTCGACCGGGACATCCGCTCCGTCTTCGCACCGCTCACCGCCACCCTTCGCTCGGCCATCGACCCGACCTATGGCGGGATGCAGGCCTTCATGAAGTGGCGCGAGAAGCCCCTCCGCGGGGGCAAGGCGTCCGCAGTCCTGCACGCGATCCACCAGGACCCCGTCCCGGAGCGCGCGATTAACAAGGCCCGCAACCTCTACCTCTCCGAGAAGCGTCCGGCCAACCGAGGCTACGTCCTGACCGAGACCAGCGAGATCAAGCAGCGCCACCTCGAGCAGCGCAAGGCCTACCGCGGGCGCATCACCCGCAAGGGCGGCCCCGAGGATTCGGTCAAGCGCTACCCCTACTTCGCCGAGCCCCGCGTGCTCGACAACTACATCAAGGCCCAGCAGGCCCGGGTCGGCTACACCCAGTCCGGCTGGGTGCGCGTCATCCAGGCCATCGGCCAGCCCCGCATCCGCGGGATGCTGGTAAACTCGGGGCTCAAGAATCTCCCCAAGCATCTATTCACCCTTGGCGGCTGGGGAGACGTGCGCTACTCGGCGAACTTCCACGCCAAGTTCACCGGCATGTCCCCCGCGGACTTCATCACCATCCGCAACCCGAACGGCAACGTCAACGGCGTCGGCGACGAGGCCCAGACCAAGATGAAGGTCATCGAGTACCGCACCGACCAGATCGCGTCGCGGCCCTACCAGCGCATCATGAACCAGTCGATTCGAGACTGGAACCGCGGCCAGCAACCGCGAACCTAACTCAACTTATGGGATACAAATCAATCAGGGAGATAGTCGAGTCCGCCGCGGTCACCCACCTCGGCAACCAGGGGCTGACAGGCGTGCAGATCGTGGCGGGCGTGTCCGCCGCAATCAACACCCTGCCCATCGTCGTCGCCACCGTCGACTCTGTCAGCGACATCCCCGAGATCGCCCAGGGCCTCGGCAACTTCCGCTGCACCCTGACGGTCATGGTCGTCACCGAGACGGACGAGGCCAGCTCCGCCTCCGTTCACCGCGAGCGGTCGGAGAAGGTCATGAGCGCCTTCCAGGACGAGGCCGGCCTCGCCGCCGTCTTCACCGCCGCGGGGGATGCCTCCATGTACTCGTGCGACTTCAAGTCCCTGGAGGACGGCCGCGGCGAGCGCACCTTCGGCACCAGCTACAGCTACGAGGTCAAGGCCGTGCTGGCCCCCTAGGGCTGGTTTTTACTCCCTGCCCATAGTTATATGGCCTCTCCTGTCGTCAAGGGCACCGCCCACATCCATGGCATCAACGGCACCGTCACCGGCCTGACCGTCCAGTCCTACTCGGTCTCCCGCTCCTTCGCCAACGCCGACGAGGTGGTCGACAAGGACGGCATGGTCATCGCAGTCCGCTACTACGACGAGCGCACCAGCCTCACCGTCGAGGGCCTCGTCCCCTCCAGCTACAGCGCCGCGATCGGCGACAACCTCTCCTTCACCGGCAACGGCATCGCCTTCTCCGGCCACATCACCAGCATCTCCGAGGCCGGCGAGGCCAAGGGGTTCATGCGCATCACGGTGACCGGCGTGGACTACGAGGACATCACCTAAGGTTAGAATCTGACATCCCGACAGCATGGGATGGGAAGCAGGGGTCGCCAGCAACGGCGGCCCCCTTTCTTTGCTATCTGGCTTGCCCTAGGAAGCCTTTTGACGGTAGACCCCTAGTCCTACCCTTACCAAATGGACAAACGCTTTCTGAGGGCATTTCTGACCCCTTCCCGCATCAAGGTCGAGGGATACACTCTTTACCCCTGGTGCCTCAAGTATCGCATCTGGCTCGAGGGCATCGAGTCCCCCCTGATGCGGCAGGACGTCCCGATCACCGTGCCCGACCTGGTCATCGCCCTGCAGGTCTGCTCCGAGACCGGTGTCGGCCGGCTGGGCTGGCGGGAGCGCTGGCTCGGCCTGATGCTGACCATGTTCCCCCGGCGGTTCGAGACCGCGTGCCGCGCATTCATCGCCTACTCGCGCAACGAGGACGCGTGGCCCAAGTTCTACGAAAAGAAGGAGGGGCAGGGCGGTCCCTCGGCGGCGATGCCCTGGGAGCTGGCCGTCATATGCAACCTGGTCAGCCACGGCGTCTCCTACCCCGACGCCATGCAGATGCCCGAGACGAGGGCGATCTGGCTGTCCACGGCCTTCGCCATAAACGACGGCGGAGAGCTGCACCTGCTGACCACAGATGACGAGGCCCTGATTGACTCCCTGTCAAAAGTAGAGCCCAAGACCACATGAGCCAGCAAATGGAACTAACCATCACCGCCAAGGACCAGGCGTCCAAGGTCATCGAGGGCGTGGAGAAAAGGGTCGCCAACTTCGGCAAGCAGTTTGGCCAGCAGCTCGCGGGCCTTGTGGCCCCGATGGCGATCGTGGGCGTGGCGATGGCAAAGATCAGCGAGCAGGTCGACAAGGTCGCACAGCGGCGCAAGGAGGCCTTCGACTGGGGCGCGAGCCTGGAGATGTCGGCGAACAAGATCGGCATCAGCGTCGAGGCCTTCCAGGCTGTCGAGGCCGCGGCGGACGCCACCGGCGAGTCCGTCGACAGGGTGGGCAAGTCCTACAAGCTGGCGAGCGACCTGATCGCGGCGGCCCGCAGCGGGAACCTCGAGGCCGCGGAGGCGCTCGAGGCCCTCGGCGTCAACCTGATGAACATCGAGAAGACCAGCCCGCAGGAGGTCCTGCGCCGTCTGGCCGCGGCCCTCGCCACGACCGAGGACCCCGCCAAGCGGGCCCAGCTCGCCATCGCCGCCCTGGGCAAGTCAGCCGGCGAGCTTCAGGACGTTCTCGCCAAGGGGTTCGACATCGCGGGGGCCATCGAGGGCACCGAGGGGCTGACCTCCCAGGAGGCCGCCTTCCTCCGCCAGCAGGCCCGCGAGGACCGGGCGCGGCAGAACCGAGAGCGCCTTGTGTCCGCCCGCCAGCAGGCAACCCAGCGATTCCTCGAGGATACCCCCCAGGGGCAAGCCATCCTGGCCGCCGAGCAGGAGCGGATGCGCGGTCTTGTGGGCCCGATGGCGGGACGAGGCGGAGTTGGCGGAGCAGGCCTGACCGCCGGAGTCGCGGCCGCCGACCCCCGCGTGCAAGCCCAGGTCATCGAGGCGATGGAGAAGGCGCGCAAGCAGGCCGAGGCCGGCAAGCCCGGTCCCGACGCAGCGGCCGCGGCGGCCCTAGCCAAGCGCGCCGAGGGCGAGGCCAAGAAGGCCGCCGAGGAGGCGGAGAAGGAGGCCAAGAAGAAGCCCAAGGAGATCAAGTCCAAGACCTCCCTGCTCGAGTTCACCGAGGCCCGCCAGCCCACGGTCTCGTCCCTGCGCGCCATCGGCGGCGGCATGGCGGGGGAAGTGGCCGGCCTGGTCGACTTCCAGCGCAACTCCCTCGAGGTGCAGAAGCAGATCCGCGACATCCTCGCCGAGATAAAGAACCGCGGCAACATCCAGAGCACCGACTTTACCAAGCCCGCGAGCGGCCCCTCCAACGGCGGCTACGTCCCGCCCATCACCCTGCCTTCTCGTCCTAGCCTCACCGGCTCCAGCGGCACTATGCTCGCCTGACACCCATGCCACTCATCACCAAAGGAAACGTCCCGGGCCTCGAGCTGCAGCCCGGCTGGTCCATCGACAACGACGGCTACGGCCTGCTGACCTCGCGGCTCACCTTCCGATGCAAGAAGGAGAGCGTCGGCGACCGCCCCAAGAAGCTCGACGCGCACCCCGAGGACTCGCGCCTCCAATGCCACCGCAGCTCCTACACTCAAGACGGCGCCTGGGCGACGGTGGTCGCCGAGTACGTCGGGTTGGAGGCGGGCACCTACACGCCGATCCAATGGGCCGCCGACTTCTCAGGCTCGACCCAGCCCATCCAGTCGCACCCCAACTTCGTCAACGTCAAGTTCGGCACGGCCACCCCGCTGAAGGACCTCGGCTGGGACAAGGACGCGCAGGCCTTCCCCGAGGACAACTCCGTCGCCGAGACCAACGGCCTGGTTGGCATCCGACAGTTCATCGCGCCCGAGATGGCGGTCACCGGCACCTTCTACACGAGCGACAAGTCCTGGCTGCAGAAGTGGGCGGACGGCGTGGGCAAGACCTTCGAGGCCCTGCCCGGCGACTCGTCCGTCGTCCTGATCTCGACCTTCCAGCCCATCTCGCCGAACCACGACCGCAAGTCCCTGCTGACCGGCATCGCGTACGAGATGTACGCCCACCTGTACAAGGTCAACTTCCAGGCCAAGGTCGCCACCGGCGGCTTCCACAAGTTCGTCTACGACCGCGCACCCACGACCTGACCATGGGCGGCATCAATCCCGGCTCCGGCTACACCTACGACAAGTCCCTCAACGGCGTGTCCCTGGACATCCTGCCGGCGGGCAAGTCGTTCCTGCACCCCTTCAAGGTCACCGCCCGCAAGGAGGGCAGCGACATCAAGGTCCGAGTCCGCGCGGGCACGGTCAACAACCTCGTGCCCAAGATCGGCTCGGACTACCTGGACGCCGAGACCGCCCCGACCCTCACCCTGTCGGGCAACGCGACGCATCGCATCTACCTCAAGGCCTCGGCCGCGACCCCGCCGGTCTTCTTCCCCGACACCATCGTCGTCGAGTCCGCGACCAGCGACCAGTCCAACACCAACACCTACGGCTACCTGCAGATCGCCTCGGTGGTCGTCAGCGGCGGCGCGGTCACCGCGGTCAACCAGTTCGTCTACGCCTCCCAGGTGCTCGTCCGCGCCAAGCCCGGCACGGCGACCGCCCTCTGGTCCTGGTCGTCCCGCTGATCGATGAGCTACGGTCCCTTCGCAGCCTGGGACAGCGCGGCGACCTACTCGGCCGGCAACCGCGTGTCCTACGAGGGGTACATCTACGAGGCCATGACGGCCATCTCGGCCGGCGACAACCCGAGGACGGCGACCTATTCCCTGCTCGGCGGCACCTTCCGCAAGTGGCGCGTGTGGGACTACCCCGCAGCCTACCTTATGGCGCGCCTTCGCGGCATCCCCGAGGCGGCCTTCGCCGACGAGTTCGGCGTCGCCTCGCCGATGCCCGCCGAGGTTCGCACGATCTGCGTCCGCAACTTCTACATCTCGGCTGGCGACCCTTTTTATGATTTGTTCACATTGCCAACATCCTATTCCGATGAGGGCTATGGGATGCCGCGTGGCATGGACACAAACTGGGAGCAGCCCTCCTTGTGGGACCCTATCTATGCGCCGAGCGCGGCTATGTACGAGGACGGCGCACCGAAGGCCTATGACAACGACCTAGGCGGCGGCAGCGCCCTCTATTTCCAGCCCAACACCGTCGCGGCCCAAATACTTTATGACCTCAATGGCGGCTTCAACGAGGCGTATCTTGCTCCGGCTTGGGATGACGAGACGCAGGGTCAGATGATCTCGTGCTACCAGACCTTCGAGCGCAACTACAACTTCGCCCTCATGAATACCTCCCCTTATTCAGGGGACGGAACCAGCACCCCTGCGTTCCAGGACAACTGGCAGGCGGCCCGCGAGTGGACAGGCTACGATCAGGTCTACTTCATCAAGGACACCTCGCCCGACCTCGACGACGACACCTGAGCCTCTTTTGACTCGGGCTCATAGGTAGACCGTCCGCATGGCCCTGCTCACCACCCAAAAGCTCTTCGTCGACGTCGACCGCGGGGTCGCGTACTCGGCCTGGAACAACTTTAGCCAGGCCCCGACGCCCATCTTCTACGACGGCGACACGGCCCTCCTCGAGCTGTACCTCGTCCGCAGCACCGGCCGCGGCAACTTCCCGATGGAGTCGGTCGCGTTCCCCAGCTCGTCAATCACCGCCGCCGTCGGCACGCCCGGGGGCACGGCCGCCGCCTCGGGCACTACCTGGTCGAGCATCTCGACCCCGACCGCCACCTGGTCCTCGCCCACCCTGACCGTCCCGGCCTCCGCGACCGGCGGCTCGTACACCCTCACCCTCAGCAACACCTCGCCCAGCCTGAGCGCCACGACCGCCGCCCTGACGATCACCGCCACGGCCGCCGACATCGAGGCCGCCATCGAGGCCGCGGTCAACGCCCAGTCCGGCTGGTCCGCCGCCACGGCCACCATCAGCCAGACCGGCGCGGGCCAGTTCAACATCTCCGTCAAGGCCACCAACAGCTCGACGGTCTACACCCTGACGGTCGCCGTCACCTCCTCCCTGTCCGGCCCCGCCGGCTACTCGGGCGAGGTCGCCTTCACCGGCGCGGGCGTCGACACCCTGCTCGGCTCCGCCACCCAGGTGACGTCCACCTTCGAGGTGCAGGTCGCCGACTCGAGCAAGTACCAGACCTACCTGCAGATCCCCTGCATCCTGAGGAAGCAGGTCACCTCTCCCTGATGAGCTCGTTTAACTTCAAGCGCGGCGGCACCTTCTCCGGCACCGTCACCTACACGCCCCCGGTGGGCGGGCTGCAGACGCTGACCGGCACGACCCTGTCGTCCGACATCCTGGACTACGCCGGAGTGGTCCATCCGCTGACCCTGTCCCTCGACGGCACCGGCCTCATCATCACCTTCACCGACCCGGCGTCCGACACCTCGGCCTGGGCGACCGGCGCCGCCAAGTGGGACATCCGCGTCCTGCTCAACACCGGGGTGGTCATCTACTCGTCCACCGTCAACTTCACCGTCATCCCGCAGATCACCAAGGACTGACCCATGGCCCTCACCATCACCGTCAACGGCGGCGGCACGTTCACCGCCAGCATGGAGGAAGGCCCTGTCTCCTTCTCGGCTAGCCTCGCGGCGGTCGGCCCCCAGGGTCCAGCCGGCGCAACTGGCCCCGCCGGCGTCGTCGCGGCCACCGCCCCCATCGTCTACACCGCAGGGACGCAGACGGTCTCGATGGACACGGCGTACTTCGTGCGCTCGCCGGCTGTCGCGGCCACGGACGGCCAGATACTCGCCTGGGACGCGGCGACCTCCCGCCCCGACTGGATTGCCAACGAGGCGCGGACGCTGTTCAT